CGTGATCTTATGATCATGCGTGGACTTGCTACTGAGATTTCTAATCCTACTTACGATTACTTTGGAACCACTATTCAATTCTTTGGTTCTAATCCTTCTGGTCACCCTCTTACCGTGGTTATCAACTCAATGGTTAATTCGCTTTACATGCGTTATTGCTATTTTGAGATTGCCAAGGCTGAGGGCTGGTGGAAGGTTCCTCGATTCAACCAAGTTGTTTCCCTTATGACTTACGGAGATGATAATATCATGTCTGTTAAGAAGGGATTCGATGCTTACAACCATACGCGTATTGCCGCCGTCCTTGCGGACGCTGGTATTACGTATACTATGGCTGATAAGGAGGCTGAATCTGTACCTTTCATCAACGGTTCTGATGCGGGATTCCTCAAGCGTGATGCTGTGTGGGACCCGGAACTGAACCTTTTCCGTGCTCGTCTCGACGAGAAGTCGATTTCTAAATCTCTTCATACTCATTTGAAGTCTGAGGCTATCACTGAGCAACAGCATTCTGCTGAAGCTATCATTGGTGCCATGGATGAATACTTTGAGTATGGTCGTGAGATTTACGACCGTCGTCGTGACGAGTTGCACAAGGTTGCTCACCATACTGGTCTTACCGGACTTGTTGGCGAGCTTATGACTTATGAGGACCAGCTTGACCGCTTTTGCGAGCGGAATGCTTGGCCCAGACCATAAGTCACTTGTGCCTTCGCCTTGGGTGCCGGCGTTAACCGCACTCATTCCCGTATTCAGGAATTGAAATAGTGAATACTGGCGCTGAACATCGTCATGAACCAACTGTTCTGTGTGAGGTAGTTACTTGCTTACTTTTGGTTTCTTTGCCCCCGAAGTAAAGTAGAGAAAACTCACATGATTTGGAACCCTATTTAGGGCCCGGTTCGATACCGTACAATGTAAAGCTCTGCGGACGTGTTTTGATGCAAACGCGGATCGTATTGTAAATAGCATTTCTCAAAGTGAAATTTTTAGAGCGTCGGCTGCTCTTGAAAAGCCGAATTTTCCCTGTCTATCTAGGTCGAAGCATGTGTCTTGGTCCGATTTGTGTAATGAGATTGAGGAGCTTAAGTTGGAAAACAAACAGCTCCGCGGTTCTCTTGCGCGCAAATATGCTCATAACAAGAAGCTTAAGCGCCGTATTGCGGCTCTTGAGAAGAATGTTGATGAGATTATGGAACTTGATTGCTCTGATCTTGAGACAATTTTTGATTCGCAATCCGGAATGGAATCTGCTGCTGGAGATGGTGAACCTGGTCTGTCAGTTGAGGAGCCTGCTCCTCGTACTACAGAACAGATCACTGCTTTTGCAGATGAAGATGCCGGATGGCAGACTAACGTTCATAGTGAATATGACGAGACTCGTGATACCGTTGCTGCTGGCGA